CTCACACAAAGTCCCCTTTAAAAATGTTTCGGAAAGGGCAAAAATACATACAAAAATAAGAAAAAATCTGAAAGGCGGTGAGAGTATGGCAAATTCAGCAGTACCAATATCTTTGCGAGTTATAGACGGTTCAAAACCAAAGCGAAGTAACGAAGAAATTAGGCGCAGAAAAGAGAACGAAAAAGCACTAAAAGTTGCAAAAGATAAGCTGAAACCACCCAGCTGGCTAGGCAAAATTGCAAAAAAAGAATTTAAGTACATTGTGGAAGAAACGCAATCAATCGAATTGTTGACAAACCTAGATGTGCATTCGTTAGCGGTGTATGCAAACGTTTATGAACAGTATGTACTGTGTAATCAGAGATTGTTGGAAGACGGAATCATCGTAGAAGCGAACAAAGCATCGGAAACGGTGACTGCTGCGCATCCATTATTTGTGAAGCAAGCGCAGTTATTCGACCAATTACGCAAGATGCAAGCTGACCTAGGGTTATCACCATCATCTAGAGCGAAACTAGCCTTACACGCAGCCTTGACATCGGACAAATCCAAAGAAGAGGAGGAGTTCGATAACGTATGAGTGGCTTAAAAGAGATGCTAGAGCAATATAGCAAGAGAGCGATAGAATCCGACCACGAACATTGTAAAAAGGCAAAATGGGCGTATATGCGCTTCCTACGAGATATTGAACGTGAGAATACGGATGAGTTTCCTTATGTGTTTGATGAAGAAAAAGCATTACGATTCTTACGATGGATGACGAATTTTAAACATAGTAAAGGAGTGTTAGCAGGTCAGAATATCGACCCTGCACCAATTCAAATGTTTATATTCGGTAACATTTACGGATGGGTGCATCGAGATACGAATTATAGACGATTTAGAACATCGTATTGGCAGGTAGCACGTAAAAATGTAAAGACACAATCGAATGCGTGTGTAGCTAGTTATGAAGCTAGTGCATTTGGTGAGCCTTACGCCGAAGTGTATATCGGCGCAACGAAAACAGAGCAAGCTAAAATCCTGTGGAATGAAACCGATATTCAAATTCGAAATAGTGCGTTTAAGGATAAATTTAAAAGAGCGTATGGAAAAATCACTCATGAAAAATCGGGTGGATTTATTCAAGCGCTATCTCAAGAAGCGGGAAAAACTGGTGACGGTTTAAACCCGCAATGTGGACTGATAGACGAATACCACGCACATAAAACATCCGAGATTTACGAGGTACTAAAATCGGGGCAGGTAGCACGACCACAACCATTGATTAGTATTATTACCACAGCAGGGTTTGACCTATCGAATCCTTGCTATAAGGAAGAATATAATTACGTAACTAAATTGCTAGATCCAAACGATGACACAGAAAACGAATCCTATTTCGCTATGATTAACGAATTAGACGATGGCGATGATATTAAGGATGAGCGTAACTGGATAAAAGCGAATCCGATTGTAGCAACTACTGAAGAAGGTATTAAATTCTTACGTGACGAATTACGAATCGCATTGGATGTACCTGAAAAGATGCGTAATTTCTTAACTAAGAACATGAATAAATGGGTAGATATGCCTGAAGCAGGGTATATGGATATGGAAAAATGGAATCAAGCAGAATTAGAAGAAGACGATTTTGCAGAGTTCGCAAAAGGTGCAAGTGTGTATTTAGGGTTCGACTTATCCATGACTACCGACTTAACATCCATCGGACTGGTAGCACGTAAAGGAAACGAGTATCGGGTGAAGCAATTATCATTCATGCCTAGCGATAAATACTATGAGCGTATTTCGAAGGATAAGGTACGTTTTGATGTGTTTAGAGATAGGGGCGAATTAATACTCACTGATGGTTCTATCGTTGATTATACGCTTGTTAAATCGTACATAATGAAGTTTTGTAAGGACTATAACGTGCAAGAAGTATGTTACGACAAATGGAATGCAGTCCAGTTAGTGCATGAGTTAGAACAGGAAGGATTGTTGATGGTAGAAATCGAGCAATCAATCCGAATGCTGACGGATGCGACAAAGAAATTCAGAGAGTGCGTGTATAGTAACACGTTGAAACATTATCAAGATAAATTATTGAAATGGTCTATGGGTAACGCACGATTGGTGGTAGATGCTTCCGAAAACGTGAAAATCACGAAATCAAAGAGTGTAGACCGAATCGACCCTGTTGCTGCATTACTAAACGCATTTAAACGTGCTGTGGAAGGACAAAGAGCTGAAGACTTTAACAAGATTATTTTAAGTGATGATTGGGGGTTTTAGATTGAAATATTATGATTTAATCTTCCTACTAGGAATACTGATTATATTAGGCACAACGTTTTATATTGACTTGATTATAGGTCTATATGCAACGGGTGTCTTTTTTAGTGCATTCGGATTTTTAGTAGCAAGTAAACATAAAGAAAGGGGGTGATATATGAATGTTAGAGAGCATAATTCCTAGAAAGGCAGTAGAGAGTGTAGCAAACGGTGAAACTGGTTGGGAATCTGCATTCCAGTACCTAGTGGATAATTCTGTAAGAGCAGGAAAGATACCACCTACCGCAAACAATGCGACACAATTCGCTACTGTATATGCGTGTATTAACGTATTAGGCGATGATATTGCAAAGCTACCGTGGAAATCATATAAGAATCATAAAAACTACATTGAGAAGGATTCATCGAGCGATGTATCACACGTATTAAACGTGCGACCAAACCGCTTTATGAATCCTTTTGTGTATAAAAAATTGATTATCACGGATATATGCACATACGGAAACCACTATTCGTACATTTCATTCGATAAACGGGGTGAAATTGACGAATTGATTCCCCTTGACCCATCTACCACACAGGTAGTTGTGGATAGAAAAACCCGTGAATATGGCTATCAAACGACCTATAAAGAACAGCCTATCACGTTCTTACCACACGAAATATTCCACATTAAAGCCTTATCGAAGGACGGAATTGTGGGTATTTCACCGCTTCAATCGATTCGAGAGCAAATGTCCACGATGGATATTGCGACTGCGTTCAATAAGGGAATGGTTGAGAAAGGCGGTTCACCACAGGGAATTTTAGAAGTGGACGGTACGTTTGATAAGGAAGTTAAAACAAAGATTCGTGAAGAATGGCAACGTGTAAATTCGAATGAAAATATCGCAGTTGTGGATTTAGGAATGAAATATAAACAAATCGGTATTTCACAACAAGATATGCAATTCCTAGAAATGATGAAATTCTCGCAACAACAAATTGCAGCAATTTTCAAAGTTCCACTACACAAAATCAACGAATTAACACACGCAACGTATACGAATATCGAACACCAATCTTTAGATTACGTGAAGAACACCTTACAACCGCTAGTCACACAGTTAGAAGAAGAAGCGAATTACAAGCTATACACGACTAAACAACGAAATGAAGGACATTATTGCAAGTTCAACATGGATTCTGAATTACGTGGAGATAGTGAAAGTCGTGCAAAAGTGCAACAAATCAATCTTTCTTACGGTATGAAATCACTCAATGAAGTAAGGGCGCAAAACGAAGATAGTCCTTATGAATCCGAACTAGCGGACAAACCATTAATGACATTGAACCTTGTTCCATTAGACATCGCAGTTGAAGCAGCAACGAATCGATACGGAGCAAGTCAACGTAACCCGAAAGGAGGTGAAGACGATGGAAAAGGAGATGCGAATACTGACGAATCCAGTGGAGATTCGAAGTGATGAAGGAGAAACACCTGTAATCACTGGATATGCACTTAAATTCGAGCGTTGGAGTAAACCGATGTACGGATTTAAAGAAAAACTGGCTAGAAACTGTTTAGACAATGCAGATATGACTGACACAGTGGCGCTAGTAAACCACGACTATAACCTTGTTTTAGGGCGTGTGGGATTGAATTTAACGCTTGCTATCGATGACATCGGATTGAGATTCGAAATTATCCCGACCGATACAAGCTATGCAAAAGACTTACTTGCAAACATGAGGGCAGGAATCATTACGAAATGTTCATTCGCATTCACGATTGACGTAGACGGTCAAGAGTGGAAAACGGGTGAAGAATATGACGAACGAACGATTACGAAAATTAAGAAATTGTATGATGTTTCGATTGTTACTGACCCTGCGTATGACGATACCGAAGCGGTAACGAATATGCGCAGTTATGAAGAATTTAAAAACAATAACCGTAACCGTGAAATCGAGTTACTAGATCTAGAAATGGAAATTTTAAAATAAAAGGAGATTTATAAAATATGAACGAACGTGAATTAAGAAAAGCATTAGAAGAAAAACAAGAAGCATACAACCTTGCTAAAAAAGAAGGAAAATCAACTGACGAATTACGCTCTATTGTGGACGAAATGAAAGAATTACGTGCGCAATTAGACTTAGAATTAGAAGTACGTGCAAACTCTATTCCAGAATTGAAAGAAGTAGTTAAAACTGAAGTACGTAAAGAAGATGTAGATATCGAAAAAGAATATCGTAATATCTTTATGAAGATTGTTCGTAATCGTGCAACAAGCAAAGATATGAACGACTTGAAAGATTTAGAAGAACGTGCAAAAGCTGAACCAACAGAAACACCATTCTTAAAATCATCTACTGACGAAAACGGTGGTTACATCGTACCTAAAGATGTTCAAACTAAAATCAACGAATACAAACGTACTCAATTATTCGACTTATCAAAATTAGTAACTGTTGAAACAACACGATTTACTGAAGGTTCTCGTGCGTTTGAAAAATTGGCTACTCAAACAGCATTCGCAAACATTGACGAATGGGATACAATCAACGATATTCCTGCACCACAATTCGAACAAAAATCTTACAAAATGAAATCATTTGCAGGAATCTTACCAACACCACGACAATTATTACAAGATACTGACCAAAACCTTATGGAACACCTTTCTCGTTTTATTGCACGTAAATCTTTATTTACACGTAACTTTAAAATCTTAGAAATCCTTAACGGTTTAACTAAACGTACTAAAGGCGTAGCGTTCACAGACGATTTGAAAGATATCTTGAATGTGGAATTAGATGGTGCGTTTGCAGCAAATGCTAAAATTGTAACTAACCAAGACGGATTCAACTGGTTAGATAAATGCAAAGATGAAAAAGGTAACTACTTAATTCAACGTGATGTAGCTTCTGCAACAGGCTTAACATTATTTGGACATGAAGTAGTAGTTGTTCCTAACTCAACACTTGCTTCAACTGGTAAGAAAGCACCTTTATTCATTGGTGACTTAAAAGAAGCTGTAATGTTATTCGACCGTGGTGTATATGAAGTGAAAGGTACAGACGAAGGCGGTAAATCATTCGAACGTAATTCTTACGACATCCGTGTTATTGACCGCTTTGATGTACAAAAATGGGATGCTGATGCAGTAGTTGCGACTGAAATTGACACTACAAAAGACCCTGCATTCCCTTCTACTGGTAAGAAAGCACCACAAGCATAATGATATAAAGGGGGTATAGATGTATGATTGTAACCCCACAAGAAATAGCAACAATCCACAGATACGATGAAGAAGAACTACCGTTTATTATTGATTTAATCAGAGGGGCGGAGTTCTTCTTATATACTGCTGGAGCATATAAACCAACCAACCCGCTGACTAAGGCTGTAACGGAATTAATCGTGGGTTTTTGGTTGGATAATCGGGAATCGAATTATACAGATTACATTAAAATCGGGCAATTCCCATTGAGTATGCAGTCGCTTATTTTATCGATTAAATACTCACAGGAAGAAAACAAAATGCCTGTGCAAGAATAGGTGGTGTGAATCATGAGAAAGGTAAGAGCGAAGGATTTCAGACATCACATTCAATTCTACGAGCAAAAGGATATTCCGAATGGTCGTGGATATGATACGCAGTGGATTCCAGTTTTCAAATTACGGTGTAGGGAAAAGGTAATCTTCCGTGAACAGCTTGAATCTGTAATATCGGGTGGTAACACCTTACGTGACCGTAAAGAACTGGAAACACGATACACAACGAAATTAACCACTGAACATCGGTTTAAATACAAAGATAAGCTGTATGAGATTTCGATTGTGGGAGATTCAGTAGGAGATTGCAAAACGATACGATTCTTAGGTGAAGCAGTTGTGGACGGTGGTGCATAAATGGGTGGCAATTTAGAGATAAAAGGTATCGATGAAACTTTGGCTAAACTACGTAATATAAGCGTTACGGTTGATAGAAATAAAAATCGAATCATCCGTGACAGCGCAGAACCTTACATGGAAGCACTCAAAAAAATCACACCGTATGATTCAAGGGAGAATCGTAGACATCCACAACACGCAAAGGAACACATTGTGCGCACAAACGTAGTACACAATGAAGATGGCGATAGTATCGTTAAAGTAGGTTATGACAGTGATACGGGCTGGTATATGTGGTTTCTTGAAAAAGGAACTTATAGTAAAGGTGCGCCTAAAGGAATTGCACCTAGACACTATGTAGAAATAACATTAGAAAGCACAAAAGGTGAAGTTGCAAAAGTTCAAGAAGAAGGCTTGCGGAGATTAATAGAAAGGTTTACATGATGTTTGATTTAGAAATTGTAATTCAAAAGGCTTTAACGAGCAATAAGACAATCACAGATTATGTTGCGAAATCGAAGCAAGGTTATCCGAACATTGGGGCGAATCGAACCCCACACGGAACATTCCCTTTGATTGAATATCATCAAATTATGGGGAATGATGACAGATTTTGCGATGATAAACTGTGGACACGCACTTATAGATTCCAAGTAGGTATTTATACTGAAAAGGCAGATTATTATAAGGTGCAGGATGCATTGGATAGAACAATGCGCAATATCGGATTTACATGCTATAACGACTATACTTATGCGGTGGATGATACAAAAATCATTCATCGCATTTTTAGTTACACGATTAGTATTGATAAACCGAGATATAAACAATTATTAAAAAAATACAAATTGGAGAGTGAATAATATATGGCAAGAATTGGTGTAAAAAACTTAACTGTATTCCCTTTAACAAAGGATGATGCAACAGGGGTAACTTATGGAACAGCGGTAAAATGCGCACCATTGATGAAAGTAAGTTTAACAGCAAAAACGGTAGAAGGTTCAGTATACGGTGACGATAGACAGGTTGATGGTAACTTCGGTATTACTGGTTATGACATTGTAATTGATACAACTGACTTAACACCAGAGCAACAAGCATTGTTATTAGGTCATAAGAAAGATTCTAAAGGTGGTATCACAGTAAGTACTGAAGATGAAGCGCCTTATGTGGGGGTAGCGTTCGAATCTAAACGCTCTGACAGCAAGGTTGAATATTCTGTTCTTTACAAGGTTAAATTCTCACCTATCAATGAAGAATACGAAACTAAAGGCGAAAACATTACTTATAAGACACCATCATTAGTAGGTAAGGCAATCGCTCGTGAAAATGACGGACAATTAAAATATGCTCTTGTTTCAGCAACTATGCCTGAAGGATGGTATACAACACCACAAAAGGCAGCAGAATAAGTCAAAGGCACGGGGTTAGGAAACTAACCCCTTTTTTATTTAAATCTAGGAGGTAAATATGGAAATTAAAGTTGGTAAAAAAACATATAAAAGCGGAAAACATAACATGCGATTACTTTATGATCTAGCACGATTAAAGAAAGAAATCGAAGACCGATACCGCATTTCAAGTGGCGATGATGAAGAAGCAATTCAAAACTTGATTGATAGCATTGACCCGTTGGCAGATATTGATAGATGTGTGGACTTAGTATGCAGATTCTTTGGAAACCAATTTACAGTACAGGAATTTATGGACGGTTACAAAACAAAATCAGTGAACGATTTCAACTTACTTATCGAAGTAATGACATTAGAAGCAGTATCGGGTGTTACCAATATCCTAGGTGAAGAAAAAAAGTAACTGACCCCGACTTTGAAGAAGCAATCGAACTAATTACTTTCATAAAACAACTCTATTCATTCTTAATGAGTAAATATCAGTGGACACCCGAACAGATAGATGTAATGGAATCCACAAAGATTATCGAATTAGAGTTTGGAAATTGGAAGAAAGAATTGGAGAAAGAACCATTAGACACATTGGATTCAATCGAAGGATTTTAGCAGAAAGGAGGTAAATTATGGCAGAAACACCATTTGGGAAATTAGTGGTGGAATTAGGTCTGAACAATGTTCAATTTACTGAAGGAATTTCTGATGCACAAAAGCAATTACGTACATTAAAACGTGCAATCAAGGCTTCTGATGAAGACATTAAGTTGATGGGTAGAGGTTCGCAAGCTGCATCGACTAAAATGCAATTACTATCGCAAGCGTTTAAGACCACGGGGAATGTGGTTAAACAGTTGAAGGCAGATTTAGCGAGTGAAGAAAAAACACTTGCAGACTTACGTGCAGAAATCGAAAAGACGAATACAAAGACGGATGAACAAACAGCTGCTGAACGTAAATCAGTTGCTCAAATCGAAAAACTAAAAAACAAATTAGTTGAAGCGACCGCAAGTATGTCTATGTATCGTAGGGAGTATGCAGAAACTGCTAAAGCGCAAGCAATCGCAAACAACGATTTTATTAAGGCAGGAACTCGATTAGAAGCGACAGGTAAACGTTTGACTGAATCGGGTAACCGAATTTTAAACGTTGCTCGTGGATGGACATTCGCAAGTGCAATCTTAGGAACTGGAATCGGCTTAGTTGCAAAACAAGCGATTGACTATGAAAAAGCTATTGCAGGGGTACGTAAGACCACAGACCCTACGACAGCACAGTTACAAGAATTTAGTTTAGGATTCCGTAAAATGTCCACTGAGATTCCAGTTGCAGCTAAAGAGTTAGCAAACATGGGTCAAATGGCAGGGCAATTAGGGATTCGTAATGATAGCTTATTAACATTCGTTGAAACGATGGCTAAACTGCAAACTGCTACGAATATCATCGGTGAAGAGGGAGCGGCTGACCTTGCTAAATTCATGAATATTATGGGTACATCACAGGATAGAGTATCTAATTTAGGTTCGACTTTAGTTGAATTAGGTAACCATTTTGCAACTACTGAAAAAGATATTCTCGATATGGGTAAAAACCTAGCAGGGGCAGGTAGACAAATCGGACTATCTGAAAGTAGCGTGTTAGGGATTGCAACTGCATTGAGTTCTGTGGGTATTGAAGCAGAAAAAGGTGGTAGTGCGTTCTCTAAAGTCATGATTAAGATGGCACTAGCAGTAGATAGCATGGATACTAGCGCAGGAAGTAAGTTGAGTGAGTTTGCTGGTGTAGCAGGTATGACCGCAGAATCCTTTGCGAATATGTTTAAATCACATCCCGAACAAGCGATTGCAGCATTCGTGGAAGGTTTAGGTACAGCAAGTGAAAAAGGCGAAACTGCTATCGGAATCTTGCAAGAAATGGGCATTAAAGAAGTACGTTTAAGAGATACCTTATTACGTGCTGGTGGTGCGTATAAGCTATTCAATGAAGCAGTGAACATGGGTAATAAAGCCTTTAAAGAAAACACTGCATTACAACACGAATTTAATATCTTCAATGAAACCACAGCAAGTAAATTAGAACGTGCTAAGAATAAAATGACTGATCTAGCAATCGAAGCAGGCGGTAAGTTATTACCTGTAATTGCTGATTTACTAGGTAAATCGGGATATGTCGTAGATGGCATTAAGGGTATGATTGAAGGATTCTCTAACCTACCCGAACCGATTCAGAAAACCGCATTCGCATTGACTGCTATCGGTTTAGCTGGCGGTCCTGTGTTAGGCGTTATCGGTCAAGCGACCAATACGATTGGACTATTCACTGGCGGTATCGGTAGTGTGCTTAAACGTATGGGATTTTTACAAGTTAAATCACAGGAAGTAAAAGGTGAGTTTGAGTTAGTAAAAGGTGCGCTAGAAGCTACTGCTGAAGGTGCGGTAGAAGCTGGAGCAGGAATGGCATCCCTAGGCGGTGAAATGGCAACCACAGGCGGATTCGCAACTAAACTCATGGGGTTAGGTTTAAATCCGTGGTTAGTAGGTATAGCGGCTGCAGTAGGACTAGGAATCGTAGCGTGGAAGGCATTCGGAGAGAATATGTATAATTCTGCAAAGAGTGCTGAACGAATTAAAAAATGGGGTACGGATGTATCAGACGGAATCGATTCTGCATTAAGAAAAGCTGAAGAGTTTGGAAATAACGCTCAAACATTCTTAAACAGAGGATTCAAGATTGACGATTCAATTAAAGAAGAAGCTAAGAAACAATTTAGCGGTATGTTTGATGCCTTAAAAACCACAGCAGATAAAGAGATTGATGAGATTGAAAAAGCCTATAATAAACTACCCGAAAAGGTAAAAGGTGCGTTAGCTCAAGAAGTAGAAGAACGCAAAACTCAAATCGGAGAATCTAAAAAGGTTATTGAAGAAAACGAAGCAAGAATCAATGAAATCTACGATACAGCAAGTCAAGAACGCAGACGATTAACCAAAGAAGAAGTTGCAGAAATTAATCAATTACGGAAAGAAGCGTATCAAGAAGAAGCAAACATTCTTAGTGCAAACGCAAAAGACCGTAAAAAGATTATGGAAAACTTGACGGAAAGTTTGACTAAGTTAGACGATAACGAGTTGCAACAACGACAAGCATATCTTGCTAAGTTAGGTAAAACCGAACAGCAAACTTTAAATGAAAATTTAGAATCTTTAAAAGAGTTATGGCAAAAAGGTACGATTAGTGCGCAAAGCTATGCAGACCAAAAGCTAGAAATCGAAAAAGACCACAATGTCAAAATGAAAGAAATTGCATTACAACGTTATCAAGCATTTCAAGAAGAAATAAAACGTAATGATGCATTAGGCGATGAAGAAGCAAGTAGACGAAATCAAATTATTAAATCAGCTACTGAACAAATGCTTAAAGAGTACGGATTCAGTGTGGAAGAAATAGAAAAACTATCCCGTGAACAAGAAAAGAACTTAAATCGTACTGCACAATACATTTCTAGCACGATGGAAGAAATGGGGCATAAACTTTCTGACAGCACTAAGAAAGCAAACATCGCATGGGAATCACTAATCACGGATGAAAAGACAGGAAACATTGTTAAAAACATTGATGAAGTTCTGCAAAAAGCAATCAGTACTGAAAAAGGTTGGAATGACCTTAAATTCGTGATCCACAATGCTAAGTTAACCACAAATGCAAAAGCACAAATCACACAAGCACTGCAAACAGCAGGTAAGTGGAATGACCTAGACTTAGAAACAAAATCATTCCTAACTGCTACAAACGTGGGTGAAACAATGGCTCATATCTTGCAAGAAAAAGGTAAGTGGGATGAGTTAAGTATTGAAGAAAAACAAGCAGTCTTAAATTACAACGGTTTAAATGAAGGCATTGTTAAGATAATCGAAGCTAAAAAACTGTGGGAAAACACAGACTTTGTTAAGAAGTTAGCTGAAATTGATACAAACGCCCCAGATAGTCAAAACAAGATTGACAAGTTATTAGAAAGCTATGGCGTGTTAGAACGTAGAATCCAAAATCCTGCAAACGTTCGAACAATGACGGATGCAGACGGAACAGCACGACAGGTTGATGGTTTAACACAAAAAGTTGAGCGAAATATGTTTCTTAGTGCGCAAGGTAGCTATTTCAATACTAGCACGAATGCTGGCGCAGTATCGGGTACTATTGAACACTATAACGACTTAGTAAACAGCGCTTATAGCAAGACCGTTTACTTTACGATTGCTTATCAAGAAACGGGAACAAGTGCATTAAGTACATGGGAACGTATGATGAATAGTGGTAGACGATACGCAACAGGTACTGAAGGTCACGCAGGCGGTTTAGCGTTCTTAGGTGATGGTGGTAGACGTGAACCGTTCTTAACACCCGATGGATATTTCGGTGTATCACCTTCCACAGATACATTGTATGACTTACCTAGAGGAACTAAGGTTTGGTCTAGTATCGATAAATTCAAACGTGATACGGTGCATAAACCATATCTTGCAGGGTATTTAGATAAACTACCACGCTTTGCTAAAGGTACTCTGAAGAGTTTTATTGACAATACAAACGTAAGAGTACCCGATGTGTTCAAATCACGTAATACGGTGGATAATTCAACGTATGCACCAGTGTTACACATTGAAAACTTCCACGCAAACAACAATATGGATGTGGAAGAATTATTCAGACAATTTAAGTGGATGATTAAACGGGAAGGAGATAGAGCATGAAACACTTTATAAAATTTAATGGTAAATCTTCCTTAGATTTACACTTATATCTTGATAGTAATTCGATGCAACACGTATCTGCACAAAACGATGTAGAAGAAGTGGAAGTGTTAGGTCGTGACGGTACAGTTATTGTAGATCATAAACGATTAAAACCAGTCGTGCAACCTTACGAACTCTTTCTCAAATTACCACCACGATATAAAATGCAACGAGCAATCGATGAAATTTCAGAATGGCTTAGTCCAGTGGGGTATGTGGATTTTGAAAAATCATGGGATGGGAACTACATCTATCGTGCAGCATTTAATGAAACGTACAGTGTGAGTGAAACCTTATCGTATTTCGGTAAGGTGGCACTCACTTTTAAATTACATCCGATTAAATACTTAAAGAGCGGTAGACAGTTATTAGAAGTACAGAATAATGGATTGCTAGTCAACCCTACAAAACGAATCAGTAAGCCTACATTACACGTAGCAGGAAATGGAAATGTAAAGATTACGATTACCAGTCCTAAAGGAAAGCAAGAACTCACTGTAAAGAATATGGAACGTAAAATCATTATCGATTGCGAAAATGAACTTGCATACACGGAAGATGGCAGTGCGATGTTAAGTCTATTCGGTGATGATTTCTTCCACCTTGATTTAGGCACTAGCAAAGTATCGTGGGATAACCCTGCTGTACGAGTATGGGTGCAAACGAATTGGGGTGTTAAGGTGTGAGTAAGATTATTGTATATGAACAAGGCTCACAGGCTGAAGGTAGTTTTGGGAATGGTGTTGTAAAAGACTGGTTATCCCTTAAAATCAAACGAAATGGAACACAATATGAATTAGAAGGTGTGTATCGTGCCGATGGTACGAATGCACACCTTTTGCGTAGAGGGAATATTATCCAGTGCGATGCAGACGCACGGTCTAAGAAACAACAATTCGATATTATCCGTGCGATAGAGATTGATAATGAAAGAATCGAAGTGTACGGAACACACGTAGCGCACCGATTGAAGTATCTAAGTTTGTTACCGAACGTTACTGTGGAAGGTGCAGGGTATCAAGCAATCGATACATGGCTTAGTAGTATTGTAGGACATCAAAAATTTCAAGCGTGGAGTGATGTAACAGATACCGCAAAAGTTGAATGGTCGTTAGATAAGATTTCGAACGCAAGAGCAGCACTCTATGGGAATGAATTATCCCTTGCAACCGTATGGAAAGCGGATGTAGGATTCGATAATTACCGTATCATGCTATCAAGACGGTTAGGCAAACCGACTGCATTAGTACTGAATTACGGTAAAAATATTACTGAATTTCGTAAGGAAGATACAGACGAAGATGTATTTACGAGTGTTTATCCATATATCGTGCGTGAGAAGACGATTTACACGCTCGATGAACCCGAAAGAGTGATAGATAGTCCACAAGCTAACTCATATCCTTTCTCTCGTGTCCTACCCGTTGACTTTTCTAGCGATTTTAAAGAGGACGAATACGATGGTGGCGATGCAGGGGAAAATGAAGCAGAAAGTGTTGGGGAAGGAGCAGTTGAAGAAAAGAATACTGCTACTGGCGGTGTGTGGAAACGTAACAGTACAGGTTGGTGGTATGAATTTTCAAATGGTTCTTACTTAAAAAACTGCTGGAAGTATATCGATAACGAATGGTACAGATTTAAAAAGAGCGGATATATCTATCAAAATGCATGGTTTAGAGATAAACACGGAAACCGTTACTATTTCAAAGATAGCGGTGCGATGGTAACAGGCTGGTTTAAGGTTAAAAAGAAATGGAAGTATTTCTATGATTGGGGCGGTTTAGATAAAGACCGAAAGAAACCTTATGTATTAGATAAAGATAAATTACGTGGGTTAGCACAAAAATATATTCGTGATCATAACATCGGATTACCTAGAGTGACTGTGACAGTTAAATTTGTGGATTTAATGGCAGACAATCCAAATAACGAAGGTAAAAATATTGCTATCTATGACGAAGTAAAAATCAGATTCCCGCACTTAGATAACGCATTGAGTACAGCAAAGATTGTAGGTACTGAATGGCTACCATTATCGAACACTTATGAAACAATCACAATCGGGAATGAAGAAAGAACGTTCAAGCAAACCTTAACAGGTCACATGGAATCACGATTAGATAAATTAGATAAGCAATTAAACGAGCAAGCAAGTGCAATTCGTGATAATGAAAATCTATTATTCAATGAAGACGATGGTGCGACAGTCACGTACACAGCAGAATCGTTAGCGGATGTCAGTCCACAGGGATTTAAAAAGGATGATTTATTACTCACAGGCGATAAATTACAACGGTGGACAGGTACAGAATGGAAAGATGTGGAAGCTAAATCGGATGTGGATGTATCGCATATCACAATGAGTGTGGCAGATATTAAAACACAAATGTTAGTAAATCAACAAGAAATAGCAGCTAAAGCAAGCCTAAATGAAGTATCTGAATGGAAACGTGCATTAGACAATTATATTGCACAACAAAATAAAGATACTGCTGAAGCTGAAAAGAACTTACTGGAAGTCACCCGTAGGATTGAGCAATTAGTCTATAACATCGGTAACATGGCAGTCGTTTATAAGATGGTGGATAGAAACATTCATTTAACAAACGAAGGTATTACAGTAGGAGATAAGGCAGGCGATAGCTACATTCTTGTATCGAATAATCGTATTTCATTATTCAGTGCAGGTAAAGAAGTTATGTATATCTCGCAAGGGATGTTACATATCGATAATGGGGTATTTACTAAGACATTACAAGTGGGTAATTACATTGAAATGCCTTTAGAAAGCAATCCTAAGATTAACGTGATTCGGTATATAGGGGGAAGGTGATTAATTGAACAGATTATATTTTGATGGTAACTGGCACAGTTATATTGAAGTCACACACGAAATATTAACACAGAATAAAATTGATGCACGTACACCAGTACGTATCACAGCACGTATCGGACAGGATTCGGGGTATGCGACACAATTTACAGACACATACGGGGCATATCTTGCATTCCGATTAGGTGGTCAAACGAAATATCTATATTTTGAATCACTGGATTTAAACGGTAATTCACGACATTTAGGTACGCTTGAATTTATTGTGCAGCATAACGAAAACGGGGATGCGGACGGTACGCTCACTATTTGGAGCGGTGACACACGATATATCACATTTAGTGGGTTGTACTGGGGCGGTTTATTACACGATATTCAGATTGCAATTCCACACATTAATCGTTCGGGGATGATTGAATCGGTCAGTCCGAATGCAGAATTAGGTAAACCCGTTACGGTAACGATTAAAGACCGTGAAGAAGGCTTAGAACATCAAGTATGGTGGAAAGCGTTTGGTAGCGATTGGGTAGATTTAGGTAAGAAAGCTGAAAAGGTATTTACGTTCACACCTAGTAGAGAATTGCATAAGAACGCAGGTAATAGCGATACGGGTAAACTGGATATTTGTGTAAGAACGTTTAAAGACGGGAAGCAATTTGGTGGGGATACTTACAAAGAAGGTATCCCTATTAAAATACCTAAAGATATTGTACCTACAATTGGAACTTTAAAATTAAAAGACAACCACACAAATCGTGAACTTGAAAATTTATCAGTTATTTTGCAACACTCATCCGATATCGAGTACGAAATCACGGATAGCCCTGAATCGTTAACAGAACCTGTTGAATGGCATGTGTCTATTAACGGTAAACATTTCACTGGTAAAAAAGGTTCGATTGGAAGGCTTGATAAAACAGGAACATTTTTCGTACAAGCGTGGGTAGTTGATAAACGTGGACGTGAATCGTCACCAATTTCGAAACCGCTCACTGTTTCCGAATATCAAGCCCCTCAACTCTCATTTGTTGCTCGTAGAAGCGGTACTAGAAAGAACACGGTCACAGTTACGACTACTGCAAAAATCGTGCCATTAAAAAAAGTGACAGGCGGACAATCCAACTCATTTTCACTCGAATTTTACACACGTAGAATCGAAGATACGCAGTTTATCAAGAATGAAGGCGCATCGTTAAAAAGCACATCTACTTATGAGCTTATCGAACACAGTGCGAATCTGAATGGCTCGTTTGATACTGGGCAATCATACATGATTAAAGCGGTGTTACGTGATTCATTCCAAGAAGTAGAATACCTATTCCCACTTAGTACAGAACAAGTAGTTGCATCCTATTCTCAATACGGAATGGGTATCGGAAAGGTGTGGGAAAAAGGTACGCTCGATGTGGCAGGTGATGTGTATGTGGGCGGTTATTTAGCAATTAAAGGGAATCAACATTCAATAAGTGTTACTGGAGATGCAAATAATCTCACACGTTCGGGGTTATTCTATGGATATAGATTAACGAATACACCTACAAACGCAGGGTATCTGACAGTACATTCACACACAGATAATGATAGGTATATTTCACAAACGTTTGTACCGTTTAACGCATCAGAAATGCATATACGGGTTAAAAACAACGGTACGTGGTCACAGTGGACACAGATTGGAGGAAACCAACAAAATCTATGGTATCAAGCTACATTAAAAAATGGATGGCAACATCATACAGATTACAGCAATGTTCTATATTCAAAAACGAATGATGGAATAGTATTTCTAAGCGGAACTTGTAAAGGTGGAAAAACTGCATATGAAACAGTTATTTTTACATTACCTGAAGGCTACCGTCCTACTGTTTCACTGTTTAAGATGGCATTGAATAATAGCTACGGTATAGCGATTATTGCAATCTATTCTAGTGGAAACGTAGTAGTCAAATCAAACGTAGACGATAAGTGGCTAAACTTAGATAATGTTAGTTTTAAGATTTAATGATTAGAGAGAGGAACGATAATACGAACAGCATGGGAGAAGAAGTAATGTTACAATTCGACATTGAAAAATTAACACAACAAATTAAAGCGATTAACGACATGATTGCACAGGAACAACGTGCGATTGAAACGTTGAATGGAACGAAAGGCAATCTCGAAGCACAACTAAAAAATGTTGTGGATGAAATCAACGATAAGATTTCAACCGTGATTCGTTATCAAGCAGATAAACAAAAGATGGTAGATGCAAAAGAAGTCGTTCTAAAGATTGCTGATTCATACAAAGAAGAACACGGAGAAAGTGTTTAATCAATTAGAGAGGAATTGATACTATGATGCAACTAGGAAGCAGTGTGCTAGTTGCTCTGATTACAGCAGGAGGTTATGTGATGGTTGCATGGATAAATGGCAATAATAAGCAACAACAAAAAGAAATAGCAAACAATTTAGAAAAAATTACCAATCAAATGCAATCCATCCAAGAAGAAGTGAAACGCACAAATAAATTGGCAGAATTAAACGTTGAAAGCATTCGTCACTCACAACAATTCTTACTGTACGATGCGATGGAACGTGCGTTAAAACGGGGCTACACCTG